GCAGCTTTGATGTCAGCGAACAGGGTCTCGCCGACCAGGTTGCCTTCTTTGTCCAGCAGGGTGAAACCGTTGTGCTGGTTCAGCAGCATGCCCAGCTGACGGTCATCGGAACCCTGGCCGTTGGTGGTCGGGTTGAAGGTGTTGTTCGACATTGCTTTGGTGTTCACGAAGAACACTTTCTCAACGCCGCCGATGGTGGCAGTCAGTTGCAGCGCTTCGACGGTGATCGAGTTGGACTCGATTTCGTCGGTGCTGGTCCAGGCGCGCTGGCCAGGAGCCTGGCAAAGACCCAGGTAGTTCGGGATCACCGAAGGAACCTTGAGGTAGTTGGTCAGGTGGTTTTCGCGACCGTAGGCGTCGGCTTCCATGTAGGTAGCTGGCCATGGGGTCATGGTGGCTTTGTCGACGAACAGCTCGAGGGTGTCGTCGTCAGCGTCTTCCGGGAACACCGGGTGGATGGACAGGACGTCGTCCTTGTACATGTCACCGGTACGCAGCAGACCGAAGATCGGCTTCAGGTCGGAAGCTTGCTGCCAGGCGCTGTTGCCGTAGGCGTAGGTACCCAGGCCGGCCGCACGGACTTTCAGCAGAGCGCCTTCGTCTTCGTAGCGAACGGTGATGGTGCTGAACAGGGCCTCGGCTGCAGGGGTCTGCAGGTGGCTCTGGGCGTTCAGGGTCATGTTGGCGGCTTTGATGTCGACTTCCGAACCGCGGAAGTTCTGCATCGAGAAGCCTTCCAGACCACCTACGGTGCTGTAGTAGTCTTCGGTCTTGGCGACGATGTCGACCAGCTCACCACGTGGGATGGCTTCGGAACGAGCCATGGCGCTTTGGAAAGCGGCATAGGTCTTGTCGGTCAGCTTGTCTTTCAGCGCGCTTTGCAGGCTGGCGCTTTCGTTGCCCTGCACTTGGGACAGGCCGAAGTTGCTGGAGAAGTCGTTGAAAGCTTCGTTACCTTGTACCGCTTGGAAACCGTTGGTAGCAACGGCTTGTCGGATCATGTGAAAGAGGTTGCCCTCGTTCTTCAGACCAGTTTTGATCGCTTTATAGGCCATGGAAGGAATTCCTTGCAGACGTAGGACAAACAAACAAATGCATTTGTTGTGTATTTGGTGCTACACATACAATGTATTTATTTAATTAGGGGTTTTGGATACCAAGTAGCTTGTAAACCACTGCCAGAGAGAACTCTCCGGTGCGCGGTTCTGGGATAGCGCCGAAATGACTTTCCATGTAGCCCTTGCAGTGGGTAATCATCTCGAGCAAAGCACCAGAGAAACACGTAGCCTCTGCACAGACCCAGCCTGGCAAAGGTTTGTCGTCTTCCTCTGGGTGTAACGCCAACACCAGGACGTTCTGCCCAGCATTGATATAAGAGAAACAACGAGTACCGTGGATCACTTCGGATAAGTTACTACCGTCGACACTATTAAATGCCTCGCGTAGCATACCACCTTCGTAATCCTTGGAGAACAACATATCAGGTTCGAGCATGGGCACACCCATCTCTTGAGCCGCCTGATATTGGAACTTGAAGAACTGGGCAAGCTCAGGCCACATCAACTTTTGATGATATGTCTCAATTGCTACCAGTTCCCTCAAAGGAATTGACATCCGATCCAGCAGTCGTACGAACTGGCTGGGCAGATAAAATACATGAACCGAAGGCCCATTAGGGGTCCTGAGAATCATACTTGCACTCCTAGGAGTTAGTCTGAATGAATGACTTACTGGTGTTGGTCAAACTGTTGTCGGCAATTTACCAAGCCAAGAAAATTAAAGATGTCAATTTGCTTAAGGAGCTGGAGGAGTTGATGGACGAACTCCCGCCACCTCCACCAGAAGTCTTTGTTCAGAACAAAGATATCCGAGAGAGTATCAAAAGCACAATTGCGTGGCTGTTTGACGAGCCAGATGATGAACCGATCATAAAATCAGTATTGTTACAACGTGTGCGGATGTTCTCTGGTATTACCGAGGATATCAAGCTCAGTATTGAAGACGGTTTAGAAGACTTTGACGACGAGCAAATGACTCGTAAGGTAATCTACAAACAGATTACTGATATACGTCTTAGTTTGGAAGACAAGGGTTTTGCTGAGAAATGGAAGCGCGCTACTAAGCAGTACTTCTTTAAAGACATTAGCGAGATCACCAAAGAAGACTGGGTTAACCTGTCGGACATCATCAACGACCGGATGGCTACGCTGTATGAGGAGAAGCAGTCAGAGGTTATTTGTGAGGTCAGTACTGCGGACCCTACTAGCTTCCATGCAACCATCGATCTGGCTAAGAAGGAGAACTCCAACGAGGGTATCCTTAAGTCTGGTATCCAGGCGCTGAACCTGGCACTCAGTCCTGATGGTGGTTTCCGCCGTAGTAAGTTCTATCTACTCAACGCACTGACCAACCGTGGTAAGTCGTTGACTGTGGCGCACCTTACTGCATCGGTAGGTCTGTACAACAAACCACAACTGCGTAATAAGGCTAAGATCCCAACGATCCTCCTGGAGTCGGCAGAAGACACCATGGACCTTATTATCCAGCGTATGTACAAGCTGGCTATTACCGCCACTACTGACAATGAACCAGATTTCAACATCGCCGAGAACGACGATATCGTTGAAGCCATTTGCAGTTGCTTCAAGAACAACGGCTGGGTACTGGTCATCAAGGTTATCGATTCGAGCAAAGACACCGCTGCTGCTATGTTCGATCGTGTACGTCGCATGGAGCTCAAAGGCCACGAAATCATTTTCTACGCCTACGACTACGCTGCGCTGCAGAACTACGACAAGCTCCCGGGTGAAACCAAGTCGGATAAACTCCAACTGCACTTCCGGAAGATTCGTGCGTTCATCATTGCTCGTGGTATTTGCTTCATTACTCCGCACCAGCTTAGCCCCGACATCAGGGGATGCCTGTAAAC